CATACGACTCAATAGCAACCGCAGTATTAGTATTAGATTGGAATAACACATTATAAAATAATTATGGCAACGATAAATACAGACATAGCACAGAAGATAGACGTTATTATTAGAGAGAATAATAGCGCTGTTATTAATTTGGTAATTACAGACACCTCTGGAGCAGCCTTTGATTTAACTGGTTATTCATTAACCTTTAAGGTTTATGATGGTATGCAGACTATTATTAGTTTATCTAACACGTTAGTCAACGAAGTAATCAATGGAATAACAAATCCTTCAGATGGGACTATAACTTTAGGCCCTACAGGTAAAGTGGTAATAAGCTTCACTTCACTTGTAGCATCAGTTAACCCTGGAACTTATAAGCATAGACTTGTTTTAACTAAAGGTACAAATGTTCAAACTTGGATGTACGGAAAATTTAAAGTAAACGCTAATTAAAAAAACAAAAAACAATGAGTAAAGAAAAGTACACAGCCTTAAAGGAAGCAATGGAGAGAGCGGATGAATCAAGAAATGACACATTTGATTCTTGGATTGTAGACTTAGAAGACCAAGACCAACCTGAAACTTGCGGCATAGATGACGACGATTGTGAGGCGTGTGGCTCGTAATATATAACAGTATGAGATATGGAAATATTTAAAGATAGTAATGATTGGAATGAGAAATCCATTATAGGTTTTGTAGCATTTACTGTTATGTGCCTTATAATGGTAGCCGACCTTATCACTGGTTGGGTGGGAAAAGATTTAGTAATAAATGAATATATTTACAACTCGTTTGTATGGGTGGTATTAGGAAGCTTCGGAATATCAGGAGCTGAAAAATTCGCTAAAAAATAATAAAATGATTTCAATAGGAATGGTAGAGTTGGTTATAGGAATTGCAGTTATTTTAGCTGCAGCATTTGGGTTGTGGGTTAACCTTAATAATGAGTGTACAAAAATAAAGTCAAGAGTGTATCAATTAGAGGCTTCTGATTCAGAGCTTAAGTCTATTTTAGCAGATATATCTACAAGATTACACGCTATAGAGCTCTTATTAGCGGCCAACCACATAAAAGATAAGTGAAAAAAGACAATGAATTCATTGTTATATAAAAATAAATCACTAACTTGCATATACAAGTCACACGTTTAAAGCGTTTTAGAGATGCGTAAAGATAAAACAGAAGAGGTTGGATACTTAGTGTTGGTAATAGCTGTAGTCTTTTTTCTTATCATAGGAATCTCTAAAATGCACGGTGAAAAAGTTAGAAGGGAAAATCAAACAATAAACGTAGAATGATTACTTTTTATGAATTCTCTTTAGTTGGTGGCTTTATCTTAAGCTATTATATAGTATTAATTTTTAGGCAGAGCGATGAGACTAAGTAAAAACTTTGTACTTTCCGAAATCACTCATAGCAATACAGCTTTGAGAAAGGGGATACCTAACACCCCTACTAAACAACACTTGCAGAATCTGCAACTATTAATCACAAACCTTATACAGCCTATGCGTGATGAGCTAGGGCCTATCCGCATCAGCTCTGGGTATAGAAGCCCTAGATTGAATCGTGCTATTGGCGGGAGCACTAAGTCACAGCACTGTAAAGGCCAAGCTCTTGACGTTCAGTTCTGGAGAAATGGTGAAATGTGTAATAAAGAGGTTTATGATTGGATTTTAAAGAGTGGTTTAGATTTTGACCAAATGATAAATGAGTTTGACTTTGCTTGGATACATGTATCATTAAAAGATAAGAACAATAGAAAGCAAGTCCTAGAGGCTTATAAAGATGAAGACGGAGACACTCGTTATAAATACGCATAGATTATGGGAAAGTTATTAGATTTATTAGGTGGAGGGGTTATTAAGCAAGTCGGAGACGTACTTGACAACCTAACCACATCTAAAGAAGAGAAGCTTAACGCTCAAAGAAAGATAAAAGAAGTTCTTATGCAAGCCGAAGCTCAGGCACAACAGGAAGTCACAAAGCGATGGGAAGCTGACATGAAGTCTGACAACTGGCTTTCTAAGAACATTAGACCATTGATATGTATCTTTTTATCAATTATGTTCGTGGTTATCTCGATTTTTGATGGGAATGCTGGTGGATTTACTATAGCTCCTGCTTACGTACCTATATATCAGACATTATTAATAACTGTATACGGTGCGTATTTTGCAGGAAGAAGTTTAGAAAAAATTAAGAAAGGATAAGATGGGTATAGAAGAGCAAGTTTGCTACAAGATTTTAAGGCGTTCTGAGATAGGGGAAGTTAAATATGGCACTACGATGGAGCGAAAGGATTTAAGTGAAGTAGATTGGCTTAAACACGCTCAAGAGGAGGCAATGGATTTAGCCGTGTACCTGGAGAAGTTAATACACATGAAAACATACAAAACATGATTGAGTATTTGATTATACATTCAACCAGTACAGAGAAGGATTATGTTCCTGAGAAAAAAGAATATAATTTATATGTACCTTGCGATATAGTTCACTTTAATGGACAGCTTTCGAGATTTAAATCGGACACAGAGCACCCAACTAACAAAGAGACTTATAAGCATGTAGCATATATAGGTGGAAAGATAGATGGCAAAGCTGCTGATACCGCAACATGGAAGCAGTACGATAGTTTAGAACATATAGTGATGTACCACCTATTATATAATCAGAATCTGAAAATAGGCGGTGCATCTCTTTTTTTTGATGCAAAAGCTGGGATTGATATAAGAAGGTGGTTGAAAGACATAGGAGTTAATAATAAAAATATTATGTAATGGCTATAGAAATTGGACTATATACAGGTATACTTTTTGGTGTTAGAAGTTTCGAACCAACTGAAGCAAATCCCTTCTGGGAGTTTCACATATACATACCACTACTATATGTATCTTTTTTCTCTACGCGAGTTGAACTTTAGTTATGGCAAGAAATTCATTAGCTGGCAAGGGTAAAGGTAAGAGTAGAAGTGCAAAATACTACGCTGCAAACCCTAAAGCACGTAAAAAAAAGCAAGCGTATGACAAGAAATATCATTCATCCCTTGAGCGTAAAAAGTACAGAGCAGAACTTAATTCTAAAAACAAAAAGTCTGGTACATATGGCAATAAGGACGGTAAAGATATGTCTCATACCAAGAAGGGAAAATTAGTCAAGGAAAAGCAATCTAAAAACAGGGCAAGAAATCGTGGAAAAAAGTAAACTTGATGAGCTACGTGCTTATCTATTAAAAAATCCCGAAAAACTTAGGGGTGAATACGCTCATACAGCATCGTTATTCGATACTTCATATGAAAGCGTTAGAAGTCAAGCTAGAAGGTTAAGAGCCGCATTTGATGAGGAAATTAAATCTGCCTCATACTCATCCTCGGAGATTCCGAATGAGAAAGTTGTCACTAATGAGAAGAACGACAGCCTAACTATATCAGTTGAAGATAGCAATAGAGTTAAGTCACTTGATGACCTTATAGAAAATTGCAAGGTAGACTTAGATACCTGGGAGGTTGATTGGTTTGATGTTGGTACATATGAGGTAACAGGGTTCGATAATGACAGAAACCCCGTTACAGTAACGATGTATAGGACTAAAGCTAAGTTTAAGAAGATTGATGTATGGAAAAATATCAGTATCTTAAGAGAAGACTTAAAAGATGATTTATTAGAAGCCTTCCAATCCTATGCTATTAAGCCGATATATAAACAAGATGATGAGGATTCTTCAAACGAAGGTGAAGGATATTTGCTTGAAATTGGGGCTTACGACCTTCACCTTGGTAAGCTTGGCGTTTCTGGTGATGATTATTCTCTTCCTGTGGCTAGGGAGCGGCTTTTTGCTGCTCTTCATTCCCTTTTCGCCCGTGCTAAAGGATTTAAAATCGAAGAAATAGTATTCGTTGTTGGTAATGACTTCCTAAACATAGACAGAGGAACACCAATTAACTCAACAACAAAAGGAACACCACAAAGTAATACTGTATCAGCATACGAAGCATACAGGTTTGGGAGAAAGCTACTTGTTCAATGTATAAACGCATTATCAGAACAAGCACCTGTAAGAGTTGTGGTTATACCAGGGAATCATGATGAGGAGTCTATGTTACATATGGGAGATGCATTAGAAGCTCTATATGAAAATACAGAACATATAACAGTGGATAATTCAAGACCCTTAATGAAAGGTTATAAGTATGGTGAATGCCTACTTATCTTTGACCACGGTAATAGGGTTAAGAACTACAAAAACCTTGCCTCTGTTATCTCTCAACGCTTTAGAGATGTATGGAGTAGTGTAAGGCACATTGAAGTCCATAGAGGGCATCTACACAGCCTTAAAACAGGTATCATGGGTCAAGTGGAAGAACTCAACGGAATTGCAGTGAGACACTTAGGAAGCATGAGTCCTACAGACCAATGGCATGATGATAGTGGATATATCTCCTCTACTAAGAGAGCACACGCTTTCGTTTGGCATAAGACTGATGGAATGCAGTGCGAGTACTACTATAACGTCCCAGTTAAGTAGGGTACGCTGCATATTAGAAAGGATAAAAAAAAGGGGCGTTAGCCCCTTATTCTTTAGATAAATAATTAATAACTTTGTATAGATGTTTAACCCTAACCTTTTTGTTTAAATATGGACTTGACTCAACCTTATCGTGACATAACCTACATAGCGCTACAAGATTTTCTATATAATCTTTCTGTGACCCACCCATTCCCCGAGGGTTTATATGATGAATGTCTACGGCAACTTTGCCACAATTGGTACACAGAATGTGGTCACTTATGTCTAAATTAAAGAAGGTACAGTATACCTTTTTATGATTAATCATTAGGTAAGTAGATTTCTACCACCTTCTTTTGTGTAAACTCTTTTAGCTCTGGCTTTACTTTTCTGCTACCAAAAGAAAATTTATTATATTCTTTGTGATACCATTCTCCGTATTCTTCTAATAGCTTAACTATTAGCTTTGCTTGATTATCTGTCATTTCTTAGTCTTTTTCTTTTTAATACTCCTTCTATGTTCCTTCATACAGTCACACCAATCTTTCCAAAACCTTGAACAGCAATGTGTCCATGAGTTATACTCTTCTTTGCTGTCAGGGTTGGCTTCTTTGTAAGCCTTCCACCATTCGGGCTCTTTTTCTTTCACAACCTTATATGTTTAATGCTTCGGCTAGCGCCTTCAGCTCTTTAGATGAATTAAGTAAATCGGATATGTTATCGTTCTCTAATACATATTGTTTAATAAATTCCTCTAATGTAGGCTCGTCTTTCCTGTCTCCAAATGTAGCATCTGTTTTTTCTGCGTGATACCACTCTGCATATAGGTTCATGATTTTTATTGCACTATTCTCCTTGCTCATAACTCTTTAGATTTCGTAATCTGCTCCTTAGAACACTTACAGTTACAATTATCTTGTGTTTTACAGCGAGATACCTTTGTGCTATTGATAGGGTTTTCCCTGTGTTTATCGCTTCTAATAAAACTCTGTTTATTATTCCTTGATTGTTCCGTCTCATCGTTCATGTTTATTGGGTTACAGTATTTATTTTCTTTATCTTAGAGAGGACTAGCATGTATTCAAATTGACCATCCCTCATCTCTCTATAAAGCCAAAGCTCATTATCCCTTGTGTTAACGCAAACTTTCCACATATCCTCTTCAACGTAATAACAGTCTATACCTTCAGCAAGTGATTCATAATACGCCCACCATATTGCTACAGGATTCCCTGGTTTAAACTCTATGTGAAGCTTCTCCTTTGTATAAGCAAACTTTGTTTTCTCCCATGTCAGCTCTGTTCTTTCGTACAGCCCAGTTTCGTAATTAAACTTCAACCCTTCTGATAAACTTGACTCATAAATGCTTATACTTTGAGCTTGTACTAAACCCGAAAGGGTGATACATAAAAGTAATAGTAATCTCTTCATGTTTTCTCTTGTTTTAGTTAAACTCCTAACTTAGTTAAGTCATTAACATCTTTTGTTATTTCAGAACTATAGTGTTCGCTATTGGTATCCCCTTGTGATAACTCATAAGATATTACTTTGTCATCCATAGAACCACCTGAGAATTTAATACAAGTTATTATTCTCTTTAGTTGTTCTTCATCGGTTTTCAAGTAAACTATCTCCCCTAATTTAAACTCCATTTATCCTTGTTTTAGTTAATACTTATTGAGCCATCAGGATAAATCCAAGCGCCATCAGTTATGTAAACGCCCCCTTCATAGTTTAAAGCATGGATATTATGGTAGTGGCATAAGAATACCTCATCACAATCTTTTTTAAGATATTGTTTACCTTTATAATAAACGGGGTATAAATTATTTTTTTTCATCTTTCCCATAGTTTCTAAGTTTTTTGGTTATACTCATACTTTCTACGTTGCATCGTAAGGCTATAGCCATACACAAACGTTTAGTCGGGTGAACATTCGTTGCTGTAGGAGAAGGACTCGAACCTCCACGTAGTAGTTAGCTAAAGGACAGAGTACTGTGCACAGTTGGTGGTCAACCCCAAATATCCTAAGTTTATCCCAGAGTCTACACCCCCGAGACAGGGGGGCATGTCTGCCAGTTTCATCACCCTACAATAAAATTTTACTACTTCTTATCGCCTTTAAATACCCAATAGTATGAATATATTACTATTAATAATACNGCTGGGATTGCTACGTAAATCTTGTCCATAACTTCTCTTTTTAAATATACAGGTTTCTCTTTTTGTTAACGTCAACAAAATGGTTTACTTACAGTTACAAATGTAAACAATTCAGTTTACTTAAATTTGTAATTACATTGTAATTACTTTTAACTATACTTAAAGCTTGTTACCCTATTCCCCAAATAAACGGTTTTTCTGTGATTGTAATCACCAAATAACCGAGAATCAAGCTCAGGCTTGTCTTAATTATAGCTCATATATAACACAAAATGAGCCTCATTGGTTCACATATGGTGCATATTTGCACCACATTGGGCTTGTTTTGTTCCCAATTTGAGAACTTTTTACCCTTATTCTGTACACATAACTCACATTATAGTATGAATTTTCATTCATTAAGTACATAAACAGCACTTTTTGTATGAGAAGTCATACAATAATGTGATTCTCGTAGTAATTATATGCGGAAACATGCAACTGGTGACGAATTGTCGCTAGTTTATTCCCTCATTTGTTCCCTCATTTGTTCCCTCAT